TAAAGATGCAAGAGCTAAACCTATACCTGTAAATGTTGATGCAATTTTAAAAGCAATAATAGATGAAAACCCAGCAACAACTAAATCAATATTATCTTTTAATATTCTAAATCCATCAGCGATTGTTGAAACTGCTATTGCCAAACCTTTTCCTATTTTTTCTGCAAAAGCATCTATACTTTCTGTATTATCTTCTAAAAACTGATTAAGGTCTCCGAACTGTCTTTTAAGCTCAGGAAAAAAACCAGCTTCTAAAATTGTTCTTTTGAAATTAAAAAATTTATCGCCTATCATTGAGAGAGTTCCCTCAAATGTTTGTGCTAACTCATCAGTGGCTTGACCAAACTCTCCATCTTTTCCAAATACTTTTTGAAATGCTTCTACAGTTTCCTCTATTGATACTGTTGCACCAGCTTGAAAACCAAGCATATTTCTTACGCCTTTTTCCCTAAATAAATCAGCCGCACCTATACCAGCACTAAAAGATCGTTGTATTTGTTCAGCCGCAGTTCTAAAATCTAAACCTGTAACAGCCGCAACATTACCTGTAATTTCCAACATATTTTGTAAATCTTCAGCATTG